TTATTGGGTATCGCTGGTGAGCGCTGCCGCCACTTTGCCGCCATTTTTCAGCGCGGTGATCGGGTTGAGTTTGACTGCATCTTCGAGGTGATCCGGGGCAAAGTGGGCATAACGCATAGTCATCTTAATATCGGTGTGGCCGAGGATCCGCTGCAACACCAGGATGTTGCCACCCGCCATCATAAAATGGCTGGCGAAGGTGTGGCGCAGAACGTGGGTGCTCTGCCCTGCAGGCAATTCAATCTCGGCCCGCCGTATTGCTTTCTCAAACTCGGCATAGCAGTCGCCGAACAACCTGCCGGTACGCTTGGGCAGCAATGCCAGCAGCCAACCGGCCACCGGCACGGTGCGGTTCTTTTTGCCCTTGGTACGGGTGAAGGTAAGCCGCCCGATACCAACCTGTGAGCGGGTCAGCTTTTCAATCTCAGACCACCGGGCACCAGTAGAAAGGCACAACATGACAATCAGCCACAAGTCTTTCAGCCCAGCACAGGCAGCCAGCAACTGCTCGATTTCATCCTGATTAAGGAATGCCAGCTCGGACTCTTGCACTCTGTACTGGCGCAAGACCTCCAGCGGGTTGCCATGAGCCCACTCACCAAGGCGGCCTAGTTCATTGAACACAGCCTGCAGGTAAAGCAGTTCACGGTTGATGGTGGTAGGGGATACTTGCTTGCGCTGACCGGGCACATAAAGTTCGCCTGCCAATCTCAGTTCACGGTATGCCGCAAACTGCTGGGCCGTGAACTCGGTCGCCAGCGGGTTGCCCAACGCCTCAGCCAGCCAGTTCAGCTTATCGCGGCGTCGGTCGCCATCTGTAAGGGTTTGGCCGTGGCGACCATACCAAAGCGCCACCAAGTCACTCAGCCGCCGTTCATCCACGCCGCCAACATCTGGCTGTTGCCAGGGCTGGGCCAGCATGTGTTTTTCCCATGCCAAGGCTTCGCCCTTGGTTACAAACTGTTTGCGTTTGCGAGGGCCATTACGCCCCTGAGGATACACCTCAGCAAGCCACTTACCAGTGGGTAACTTTCTTACTGCCATAGCCAGTCATCTTATTTTATTTAATTGCAATTTTAACAATCATAAATATTGCAACAGCCGGGAAGCAGGCATGCTTTTTAATATCCACTTGCTGGCAAGTGCGCCATTGGAATTAACTCCCTTTGCCACCTTATATTTGACTTTATGATTTTTGCTGGAATTCCTACAGCAAGACTTCCGGGAGGTATGGGTTTAGTCACTACAGCCTTAGCGCCAATGACACTATTTTTACCAACTGTAACTCCTTTTTGAATCGTAACTTCTTCACCTAGCCACACTGATTCTTCAATGACAATATCTTTAGCCGGATTTATTCTATCTCCAGTCACAGTATCAATTATTGAATGCCAATCAGTAGTAGACATTGAAACATCAGAGAGCAAGCATCCCTCACCAATGCTTATCGATGCCCCCTCCGTTGCAACAAGTAAGACATGTCGATTCATCACAGTCTTCTCACCGATTATGATTGATGATTTTGAACCAACAAAATATCTGCCTCGAACATAAGAGGATTTCCCGAAAGAAAGCACTGAGTGTCCTTGTTCGAGATTTATTGCCATGTGATTCAAAGTACAGCCATCACCAAAAATCAATTTAGAACCGGAACCTTTGCCAAAGGTAAGGGTGAAGCCACCTAATACTTTGCTAGGTCTTCCAATCACTTCATTTCCAGCTGCGATAAAATCGCTCAATTGCTTCTCAAAAGCCTCATTCATAAACAACCTCAAACTTTAAATTCTATTTGCAACTTGCAAACATAATAACTAGTGAAAATTAAAAATATAATTAATGACAGCAATTAATAGTCACGTTATGAAAGCTACCGTTTTCTAAAAATTCGGTGCTCGACCATAACGCCGATGATCTCAATATGCTGCCGGTCAGAGTGCATGGGCGGGTAATCGTCATTGAGCGGTACCAACTCAAACACCTCTTGCCCATTCTCATCAATGCCGCGGGGCCGGTACTTCTTGAAGGTGGCCTCTTCACCACCGTTCTTAGCCACGACATAGTCGCCAGGGCGAGGTGACTCATCGGGGTCAACGATGATCAGGTCCCCCTCATTGAAGAACGGGGTCATAGAATTGCCACGTAGCCAAAGGCCAAACCCGCAAGGGCCAACGTCGACGCTGGCAGACACATACTCAACATTGCCATCGAAGGTTGTGGCCTGTTCACACATCTCACGCCAGTTACCTGCTTGCACATAGCTGAGGATCGGAACTCTGCCACCTTGCGGTATTACCGCTGGCTCGACATTCGATAGTTCGGGGGAGCCTTTGCCGGTAGAAAGCCAGTGTGCTGAAACTCCAAACACCTTGGATAACTGAGCCAAGTTATCTCCGCTAGGAGAGTGCTCATCATTTTCCCATTGGGAAATGGATGACTTTTTTACACCAATGAGCTCACCCAGCTTTTGCTGGGTAAGCCCATGTTTTTTCCTAAGTTCTCTAATGCGTTCACTTTTCATAGTTCAGTAATCTAAACAATTAGAGGTCCAATGTGCTTGACCAAAAAGTCCAGATGACTTAACTTTGCGTCAAGTTAAGATGTCTGGACAGGTCCAGCCAGTTGAACCTTGAGGTGAAAATGAAAACTGAATCAGCTGTCAAGCATTTCGGCTCCAAAGCCGCGATTGCTGATGTTCTAGGCATCAAGAGAAGCGCTGTTTCCCAGTGGGGCGAAACCATCCCAAAAGGCCGCGCCTACCAGATTGAGGTGCTGACCGGCGGCAAGCTGAAAGCCGAACCCGTCCAACCTCGCACAGAAGAATAAGGGCCGCCGCCATGCCACCTCGCCATACCAATCCAGCCATTTCGCCTGCCCCCGCAGCAGCCATCAGCGCGATCAATATCGTGATCTCACCTGATACCCCACCGCTGATGCCCATTGCCAAGTTTGCCGAGTGGGTTGGCGTATCTGTTGATACCGCTCGCTCATGGGTCAAAGCCGGCCGCCTCGATGTCATGGAGAAAACCAGAGGCAACGAGCTGGTGATGGTCAAGGTGCATGTGTTCATCGCCAAGCAGATGGCGGGGTCCGTGCTAGCCCCCCAGCTCAAACGCGCGAGCTAACCGTAACCTACCAGGGACGCAACTACCATGTTTGAACTGAACAACCAAAAACACCATCACTTTGAATCGGCCTGCTCTCGCTTTACCGCCAAATATCGAAATGCCGTGCCAACCGTTGGCCGCAACGCAGGTATCAAGGAGCAGATGCTGCGCAACAAGCTGAACCCGGCACAGCCGCACCAGCTGACCGCGGCCGATCTCATTGCGCTGTACCACGCCACCGAAGGGGACGAAACCCTGATCGACGGCATGCTGATGGAATGCGGGCTGACCGCCATCGCCATCCCATCAGCGGAACGGGCGCCATCCCTCCCCCATCAAGCAATCGACCTCAATGCCAAGGTGGCCAGCATTGGCCAGCGAGCGCTGGAGCTGGCCGAGCGGGGACGTGTGTCGCGCACCGAACGCAACACCATCGTCAGTGTGGCCACCTCTGCAATGGGGTCGTTGGCACTGCTTATCCACGACATCGAAGCCCGCTTTCAGGCTGTGCCGACTGTCGCCTGCGCATCAGACATCCTGATGCAAACCATGACCATGTAAGGGGTGTAACCAATGCAAACTCACCGTATCAACAGTGAACAACGCAATCCTGCAGGACTAACACCAGAAGAGCAGGTGGCCATGAACACTGCGGGAATCATGCTGCTGAGAGAGCTATTCGGCAAGAACCGTTCCAGTTTGGATACAGACTGGCTGGCCATCAGCGCCGCCAAAAAGGCAGCGATCTGCACCATCGCCCGCCAGCCACGCGGCCAGCTGATGACCGCAACCCTGTCAGCTCTACCCCATGCGCAGCGCGAGGCGATCCGCCTGGCCGTGCTGGAGCTGGATTATCAAGGAGAGTTTCGCTGCGGCTGTGACAGCAAGGTGTGGCATCCGGCACCGGTGACCACCCCAACAGGAGATATCGAACGACTGAAAAAGGAAAGGGCAGCACGGCTGCAACAACGGCGCGCCATCGCGGCGGGCATCGCGATGAGCCAACAAGGCCCGCGAGCGATCGGGCAATAAAAAGCCCGCTTAACGGAGCGGTAACTCCAAGCGGGCCTTCAGTAATCAATCCATAGGAAGAATCGACATGCAAACTTTAGCGATCCCCTGCGCTATGCGCAACCTTCGAATCCAACAACGTAAGCTTGCGGGCCGTTATGGCTCCCGTCTTAGCCAACATCCGGACGGTGTGGCGCTTATCGAGCGCTCCACTGCGCTGGCATGGGCCTCCCTGTTCAGTTGCATCACCCCCTGCACCACTTCACAAGGAGCCTGACATGAACGCGCAAATGACCGAGATCAATCTGTTGAACCACCGCGCCGCCAAGCGCCTGCGCCAGTTGCGGGAGCAGCTGAACTTGAGCCGCCCGAAGTTTGCCGACCTGCTGGGCATTCCGCCCACCACGCTCAAGAACTACGAGCTGGGATACCGAGAGATCGGCGGTGGCCTGCTTCTGCTGATCGCCAACCATCCGGGGCTGACCCAGTACACGGGCTGGCTGATGACTGGCATCAATGCCAACCAGCAACAGGGGGCATGACCATGGCAGCCGTTATCACTCGCCACACTGTTCCGAACATCCGGGCCGCCAGCGCCTATCTGGTGCAGCAGGGTTACACCAACTGCGGCACAACTTGGCTGCGAGGCCAGAACGGGTATGCCCGTATGGAGCGCCTGACCTCTGGCTCAATCCGCATCATCGAGGGGGTGGCATGAAAAAGCTGTTTCACCCCATCACCAAGCAGGCCGCCGTGGCTGATTTGGCAGACTTGCCACACCGCATCAAGGCACAGACCTACAACACCAAGCGCGGCCCAGAGGGCCGCAATCTGCGCGAACAGGCCCGCCGCCAGCTGCGCTGGCTAACCGTGTTTCGCTCGATGAACGGGAGGGCTGGCGCATGAGCATCGATGCAATCCATATCGCCAAGCGCGCCGAGCTAGCCGTGCTGCCGCTGCTAACCGAGCTGCTGGCCAGTGGCGAACAGGAAAACCGGATCGCCCTGGGCGATCTCTACTCGGGGGATGAGTACATCCAGGTGCAGCTGGTCGTGACCAGCCGCCCTGCAGATCTGCTCGATGACGACTCAGTGATGGGGGACGAGGAATGAGCGACCTGTTTGAACTGGAGCCGCCCGTTGATGAGCTGGCTGAAACCGAGTCTGGCCCCGCTCACCTGCGGGCGCCTGAGCCTGTTAGCCAGCTGGCTAAGCACTTTGCTTTTTCTGTTGATGCGGTAAAGCGCGCCGACGAATTCAGCCATGAGGAAAAGATGTGGTTGGGAGGGGTCCGCACTCTGTATTGGTTGGCACTGGGTCAAGGCGACATCGCGCTGGCCAGAGATATTGGCGATTGGTGGTTTGAGAACGCGAATAAGTACGGCGTGTGGGAGGTAATCGCATGAACGCAATTATCCAAGATGACGACGGGGTAAACGCTGTGTTCAAAGCCGATATTACGGCTCTGAACTTCATTGTCACTGTACATAGAGAGGCGATTCGTCAGCTACAGCGTCAACTGCTCATATTGCGCAGAGCGAATCTGCCTAATACCAACATGTATGCCATTCGGTCACTGCTCACAGCCTGCCGCCGCGAAAGATTATGTATCGCTACTAGTTTGGACATGATCGCGTTTCAAGAAAGCCTGCTGGATGAAAAGGCAGGTCGAGATGCTGCCATCGAAAATGGAACTTTCCTTGGGTGGTTGGGGTGGGAGCCATGTGATGAACCTCACGGACTGGGGGAGGCCATCAAATGAGCGCCATCAAACAGGAACGCCTCACGCTTGAAGCTGAAATCAAGGCTGACATTGCAACCATGTCAGACATTGCCGAGGTCTCACTGAGAACGCTTTGCCAGTACCAGTCCCTGCTCGTCACCATGCGGCGGGAAAATCATCCTTGCCCGCTCTGGGCCCGCCAGCGCCTGCTGTTTGTATGCAGAGAGGCGCGAGAAGCTTACAAAGAAGCATCGCGGACCATAGCGAGTAATCGGAATGAGCTGGCAAAACTGCAGCATGCTCGGGAGGTCCGAGCATGAGCTACAGCCTGATCTCCGAGCTGCAAACCCGCGTCGATAGATGGCGAGAAACCATGCTCGATGACGCCGCCCGCCTGCGCTACTACCAGCGCAACCTGCTGGAGATGCGCCGCTTCTCACCGCGCCCGCATAACAGCATCACCCTGACCCTGCGCCAGTGCGCAGCAGCCAGGAAGATGATGAATCATGCCAGCAGAGCGCTGGCGTCCTGCAGAAGCAACATCAAAGAACTGTCGGATAACAATCTCCAATGACCAACCAGAACGACAAAGGGCCAGCCGCCGAGGCTGGCCAACTTGGTTTTGCCATCCAACGCCTGCCATCTGCTGTAAAAGGGCAGCTGCCGCTGTCAAAGAAGGCCATCAGGTCGCGCATTGAATCGCTCTCCAACTCCATGCCAGGTATCAACCTGGCTGATTCGTTTATCGGTTCGGTAGGTGAATACGATCTGGTCTGGGCCGTGCAGTTGCTCGATGGCTTCTCCATGCCACTGACCCAGACCCTGTTCAAGCAGTACATGCGCCGCCGCAAGGGGGGCACCGCCAGAAAAGCCAGCGATGCCAACGTCTGGCTGCGTGAGCGAGTCGGGTGGATTCGCTCTCTCGTACAGGCGATCCCGGTCGATGCCCAGCAGCTGCGCGATGATGACGGCCGCAAGCGAGTAGCCAACCAGTTCGCCAACCAGACGGCGGCCATCTGGAAAAACATCGAGCAGGGCGCAACTGCCGGTGAACTGGATCTGATGGAGACATGGGAAGCCATCAAGCAGCCTGCCGACCAGTGGGGGTTCATCGGCAAGATACCGAAATTCCAAACCAAAGAGGCGCGGGATAACTGGATCTTGAGCGTGATGGTACGCCTGCTCTCTGCCAAGTGGTGGGAGAAGCGGGTGAACCGCTGCTGGGATCGGCTGCAGGAGCACATCGCTATTCTGCTGGGCAAGGTGCGCAAGGGCGTCTCTGCCTACGTCTCGAACGCCACCATGAAGGTGGTGCGCGAGCGCAAGCGGGCCATGATGCGTTGGCTGGCCGAGTCGGAGGTGATGAACAGCCAGCACGATCTGGTGATCTCGATGAAGGACTGCTGGGAGGCAAGCGTCTCCAACCCGGTCAACCGCCGTAACGAGATGATGACCCGCATGCGTGGCTTTGAAGACTACGCCGAGCAGCAGGGCCATGTGGGCGTGTTCTTCACCTGGACTGCCCCGAGCCGCTTTCACGCTTGGAAGACGGGCCGCAACGGCAAGACTGTTGATAACGATAAGTACGACGGTACCACCCCACGCGAAACCTGCTCATACCTTGCCAAGTTGTGGAGCCTGACCCGCGCCGCACTGAAGCGAAACGGTACCCCTGTTTATGGTTTTCGGGTCTGCGAGCCGCACCATGACGGTACCCCGCACTGGCACATGCTGCTGTTTATGCGCCCAAGCGATCGCAACAAGGTGATCAGCACCTTGCAGCACTACGCCCTGCATGACGACAAAGCTGAGCTGGAGCGTGAGCCTGTGGCGGCTCCGGCCTTTACCGATATCACGCCTCGGTTCGACTGGAAGATGATCGACCCGACCAAGGGTGATGCAACCGGCTATCTCGCCAAATACATCGCCAAGAACATCGACGGCGCCTATGTCGGTGACGACGAAGAAGCTAACACCCCAGCAGACCAGGGCGCACTGCATGCCTGCGCGTGGGCCAGTTGGTGGGGGATCCGCACCTTCCAGCAGATCGGCGGCGCCCCGGTCGGGGTCTGGCGCGAGCTGCGCCGCATCAGCAACGCCAAGAAGAATGGCGATCTGGTGGGGCCACCCAAGCCGGTGTTGCAAGACCCGCGCTTTGAGGCCGCCCGCTATGCCGCCGATAACGCCATCTTTCGTTGCTACCTCGAAGCCATGGGCGGCGCTCTGGCGACCCGCTCCGAGCACCCAATCAAGCTGGCCCACCTCATCGAGGAGCAGGCCAACAGCTACGGCGAAGACATCAAGCGCCTGATGGGATTACACACCGCGCGCTTGGGTATCAAGACCCGCCTGCAAGGGTGGGAAGTGGTACCAGCAGGCACCTATGAGGCCACCAAGGCCGCCAGAGTTTCGGCTGGGGGTGTTGGGGTTAAGACGGGCGACAGCCCGGCACCTTGGAGCTCTGACAATAACTGTACGCAGCCGGATCCTGAGGCGTTCGCGGATCAGTTAATGGCAGAGCAATGGGGTTTATCGCCTTTCTCCATCGGTCGTTTGCGCTCAGGCGCCAGCGTCAGCGTGGACGGTTTCAGCCTCTGGCTTGAGAACGGACAGGTGCAGTCGGGCCGAGCGATCCCGAGCGAGCCGGATTGGCAACCAGAGGGCCAGCGGCCAGCCGAACTGGGCCAGCCGGATGAATACGCGCTGCCGGAAGGCGATGAGGACTGGCCGATGCTGGTTGAGCTGTGCGGCAAGGTTTACCAGGCACAGGGCCATGCCGGGGCATTCCGCTGGATCGAGATGCTGCCGGAGCCATACCAGTCACACATGTGGGCCGAGCTGGAGAAGCTGGACACCCCGGAGTGGCTGCAAGAACAGAACGACTACAACGAGGAGTGGGTATGAACAACACAAAGACTGTCAGCCGCGAAGAGTACCGCCGCCTGGATAATCGGGTGACCTGCATTCTCCAGCAGCGCTGGCCAGCCAACGAGATTGGTCAGTGGGTAGGGATGCTAAAGGGAAAACAACAGTACGTGGCCTGCGCCATTCTGCGCCGCCGCCACCCTCGCCCCGCGCTGCTGGCCCTGCCAGCCGTCGCCCCTGAGGTACCGTCACCCTATCAAGCCAGAGCCAACCGCCCAACCGTGCCGGTGCTGACAACCGATGGCCGCTCTGTTGGCCGCCGTCATATCGTGGACGGTCTCACACCCGTGGCCATCGACCAGAGCGGCACCATCCGCTGCGCCGTCACCGGCCGCACCCTCTTTATCGCAAAGGGCAGCCAAATCGACCTAGCCAACCCGGGCGCAGCCGAACGGCTCAATCCAACATACCAGCCAGCACTGCACCAGATAGTGGCTGACCACCGTCCACATATCAAAATTGGAGAGTCACAATGTATATGAAATCATCAGCGGAACGGAAAATAGAGCAGGAGATAGCCGTACAGCTTGAAGATGCTACTAGGCTGAACGGTTAAATACCGGTGACGATCCTCGTTAACCTTACTGTGCGTCTAACCTATTCTGGCTGTCAGGACACGCAACATTCGGCCTACCACCCACAGCGAACGTGACTGTTACAGTTACAAGCCCATCCCCCTTATTCCCAGCGAGCCTCTGGCCATCGCAGGGTAATGAGACGGATCGCACATTGAGAACTTATGGTTGGACTTCTCCCAGTGAGTAATATAGGTGTTATTCTATTGTGCAAAACTGTGAAAAATGCTTGGATATATGGAGCAAACTCACACTACCAGCGTGGGTATTTCATGAAAAATTGTTTATCAGGAGGCAACATGGCTGCAGGAATAAGAATTAAGCGTAGCAGACACGTATATATAACAGATAGTGATGTTAATGGGGCAGAAATTGGAATAGATATCGCTGGCGGTGAGCATATCAATGTAAATAGAGTGTTGTTTGATAACGTTGGCACAGGATTAAAAGCTCGTGACGTTGGAGAACTAAATATTTCAAATTGCACCGATACGAAAAACGACACAAAAATATAATCACTTTAACTAACGATTACCGCATACATTAATACGGTAGTATATTGAAGCATTGATATGAAGAGGCTGATTATGCCAATGTTCGACATTGAAGATTCAAAAGATGTAACTCTAGAGGGTAACAAAACCTCACGGGAAACACTAGCCAGACTCAAAAACGTAGACAAATTAAAAGCTATAGATAACGAGGCCGGCGCGGGAACAAATAAACCACATGAAGATATCCTAGAGCTAAAACCAAACTGTATGGGATTTGGGATTAATTTAAGAGCTCTTTGGCGGAAATATATAAAGTAGGTATGTAAAGTTATATTTATTACCTGATACTCTTTTAACTATCCTCGCCATTGTGTAAAGCTATTATTCATTGGCAGCGTCTAGCCTTCTCAGTCGTTGCCAAAAAAATTGCACCATACAGCCAACTCAGGTTGATGGTAGTAAACCAAGGGGCGCTATTGCGCCCCTAGTCCTTTCAGTACCAATTGCCGCCCCTCCGGCGTGAGTAACCCCATCAAGCTGAGCACCAGCTGGTTGGTCGTCCTGGCCGACGGGCTCAGCGTATGGGTAAATGACAAGGTGGCCACCCAACTATGGCCACACTCGGCATCAGTGCACTGGCAATAGAGATCTGATACCTCATCGCTCAGTCGGTTGGTTTTGGTAATGCGGCCCCGCTGGCCACACTCTTTGCAAAATACCCGCATCACCCCTCCCTAAAAATCTAACATTCAACCTATAGATTGCATCTTACATCAAAAGGGCTGTGTTTTTATACAGATACCCCCACTGTTTCCCGAAAGTTGACCCATAGCGACCGAGGCAGCCCCGCGCTGTTGATGGCGTCATGCACCAACTCACAAAGCGGTAGCACCTCGTTCCTGGAATAAGTCGAATCGTACTTTTCGGGATCACCCAGCCCACCCCCGTTGATCGGGATGATGCCGGCCAGTGCCGCCGGGAACCGGTGCGCAGTCAGCACGTCCTGAGAGGTGATCCCCTTGATGGCCGCGAACTCGTCCTTGGTCGCAATGTCACCCACCGGGATCAGCTTGATGCCATCGGGTTTGCCATCCGGGATGTTCACGAACATGGAGCGGAAGTTCCCCACCCCCTTGGAGTTGGCGATCATCTGCTTCATTTCTTCTTCGGTGTCATCGTCCATGTTCGGGTCGGTGGCGTAGAAGATGAACCCCATGTGGGCACCATTGAGGAAGTATTTGCGCCGAAACAGGGTGGCATCCTGGTTGAGCAGGGCCGACTGCAGGCCGCCCAGGTAATCCGGCATGCCATAGACCTGCTGCTCGGGGTCGTACTGGGCCAGCCAGATGACATCATCCGGCCGGTAAATCAGGTTCGGCTTGCCCTGCTGCAGGTAAATAAAGCAGCCATCCTCCCGCCGGCGCAGATAGACACTGGAGAGCGGGTGCAGCCCCACCACCTGGCCGAAGCTGTTGCGCAGCTTAAGCAGGCCCGCGTCCCCGAACTGCAGGTAGTTGTGCACGAATGCCGTGATGGTTGCGCGCTGGTTGGTGAAACGCCCCGCCACCATGTTGCGGCGCGCCATCAGGATGGCCCCGTGGTGGGCGTTGGCCCGCGCCACCTTAGCCAAGCCCTTGCGATCGATGGGCGGTTGGTAGTATTCCCCGTAAGGGTTGTAAAACACCCCGGTGTAATCGGTCATCCAGGCCGTGGGGTCGATGGCCTCCGGCATGCTGAACACCACCGCAGGCCGTGGGGATGAGGTAGCCACCGGGGCCGGTTGGGATGAGGTGGCCACCGGGGCCGATTGGGATTTGTGTCGCTTGGTCATGCTGCCTTTCTCTCCTGGCTGGTTGCCCAGGTGGATTTACGTTTGCGGGTAGTGTCGAGCGGCTCGTTGGCCACGGCGTGGGCGATGGCAAAAAACACGTCAGCGTGTCCGGTCACATTGTCCCGAGCGGCACGGAACGTCATCTGGCCGCCGCCGGTGGTGCTGCGCTTGATGGCAAGGAACGCCAGTGGAATATCCCGATCAGAGCCGTCCCACTCGATGCGGTTCGCCTCCACCACGTCGATCATCTTGAGTACCAGCCGCGATTTACTCTCGATGCTGTAGTTGATGGGGTGACACACCCCTTTGAACTCCGGTTTCAACAGGTCATAGACCCCTGAGCCAATGCCGGACACATCAACCCCGAGATAGGTGACCCGAAACTTCTTGGCGATGCGCACGATCTCCTGCGCCTGAAACTGGAAGTTAAGCCCGCGCCAATAGTGCTTTTCCAACACACGGAACCGCTCACCGGCGACCATGGGTGGGGCAACCACCACCAGGGTGGCGTTGTCGCGGGTGCGGCTCGGATCGTAGCCCATCCATACCTCACGCCGCCCGAATGGGTCAGGCCGCCCGGGCTTGTAGTCCTCCCAGCGGCTCGGGTCCACCCCTGCCCGCTCCATATCCTGGAACTTGAACACCGACAAGGCATCGTCGATAAACCGGCACATGTAGAGGCGATCGAACACCTCCTCCGGGTACTCGTCTTTCAGCTCCTCGATGTCGATGAGGTGGCAGCCGAGGCGTATGGCATCCTCAATGGTGATGACGTAACGCCACTGCCGATCGGGGCAGATACGGCCTCCGTCGCGCAGGTCATCTTCACCAGGGAAGTCGATCGCCACCCGGCTCGGGCGCTGACCCTTCCAACGATCCCCAGTCCAGAACCGGTACGCTTCGTGAACCTTGCTCGATGGCGTCGAAAAGTAGGTCTTGCGCCAGCGGGATTGCGTTGCCATGGCGCTGGCCACGTCCGACAGCTTCTCGAAATTGGGGATCCAGAAATACTCGTCGATGTAGACGTTACCCGAGCGGGACTGGGCGCTGTTGGAGTTGGTGGAGCAGAAATGCAGCTCGGCCCCGTTCGACAAGACGATGGGGTTACCGGTCAGGGTGACACCGAGGAAGGTCTGGGCAATCTTGCAGATGTAGGAGCGGAACACCTCCGCCTGGGCGCGGGTGGCCGACAGGAATATCTGGTTACCGCCGGTCAGTACCGCATCTTCCAGCGCCTCGCCGGCAAAGTAGTAGGTCATGCCGATCTGGCGTGACTTCAAGATGTTACGGGTGCGCGGCAGTGCCGGGTCGTTCTTGGCCTCCCGACAGCGCAGCTGATAGCCAAACAGGGTGCCCAGCCATTCGGCAAAGTCATCGGCTGTCAGGTGGCCGACTTCGTTCTTGGCCTTCTTGCCGCCCTTGGTTTTGCGGCCGCCCCCATCCTGACCACCTCTGCCACGCCGAGGCGCCTCGGCTGCAGGCTCATCGCCATGCTCGCGCCGGCCGGCCAGCGCCTGCTGGCGCTCGGCCCATTTGATGGCCTTCTCTTTGAGGCTGACATGGTGACCGATGAGCCGGTCCAGCTCGTCCAGCTCGGCGCTGGTTTTCTTCTCTCGCCCGAGCAACGACTGCACCCGGCGGGCGATGGCATCCTCTACCGCTTCTTCGGTCAGCAGGTCGCGCCAGCCGAGCTTTTCGGCCCAGTAGTAGATGATGCGACAGGAGTTGAGCCCCAGTTCGTCCTTGATCTCCTGGGGTGTCCATCGTTTAAGGTAGAGTCCCCGCGCGGCATTGCGGATCTCTTCGGGATACGCCACGGCGCCTCCATCAGGTGAATGATGGCGCCATCATAGCCAGCCCACTTGCCCCTCTTATCCCACTGATGTTCTGAGCAATTCGGATATCCCGCTGGATCCGAATCCCGCCGAACACAACCGGATGAATCACCCTTGCCGACCCGATAGCCTGACTCCGCATCAATTGGGAGCAGGCATGAACGAATCAACCTTGAGAACTGGCTGGGTCTGTATCGCCACCGAAGGCAAAGCGGTGGACGGGCGGGATATTACCCGCGACTGGCTCACCGACATGGCCGAGACCTACGACCCAACCTATTACACCGCCGTCATCTGGCCGGAGCACGATCGCTGGTCCAGCTATGGCACCGTGCAGGCGCTCAAGACCGAAGAGGTCGATGGCAAATACAAGCTGTACGCCATCCTTTGCCCGAATCGGGATCTCATCTACTGGAACCAGAGCGGCCAGTATCAGTTCTGCTCCATTGAGCCGTTCGAGCAGTTCGCCGATCTGGGGCGCACCTACCTGATTGGTCTGGGCGTCACCGACCAGCCCGCCAGCACCGGGACTACCCACCTCAAGTTCAGCAAGAGCAACAAGGGCCAGGTCATCGGCACCAGCGAACCGCTGGATCTCTCCATGTTCAAACTGCCAAAGCATGAGAAGCCAGACAGCCTGCTCTCCAAGCTGTTCAACCTGCTGTCCAGCCATGGCGAACAGACGCCTACCACTCCCCCCAGCCAACCCGAGGATGAGGAAATGAAACCAGAACAGTTCGATCAGATGCTGGGGGCCCTCAATGGCCTTGGCACCAAGATCGATGCCTTCAGCGCCAAGCTGGACGCCAAACCGACAACCGAGGAAACCACCCCTCCTATCACCGAGCCCACCAAGGTGGAGGATAAACCCGGCATCACCGCCGAGCAGTTCACCAAGCTGGAACAGACCCTGACCGGCCTGACCGACAAGGTCGGCGAGCTGCAGGGCAAGATCGAACAGTTTTCCGCTGAAGTACCGGGCCAGCGCCCGGGCGCGCTCGGCGGTGACGATACCCCCACCGTTTACTAAGGAGCGGCCGTGAGTCAGTCCCTCACCGTCCAGGCACGTCAGCGCCTGGAGCAATACAGCAATGCCCTGGCCAAGTCCTACGGCATCCCAGTCAACGCGCTGGCCAAGCAGTTCAGCGTCATTTCCGGCCCGGTCGAAACCGGCCTGCGCTCAGCGCTGATGGCGTCCGTCGAGTTCCTTGGCCTCATCACCTGTCTGGATGTGGATCAGATCAAGGGCCAGGTGGTGCAAGTCGGCATCGGCAAGCTGTTCACCGGCCGCAAGAAGGATGGCCGCTTCAACGGCAAGATCGGCGTCGCCGGCAACACCTACGAGCTGACCGAGACCGATTCCTGCGCCTCCCTCGACTGGGCCACTCTGTGCGTCTGGGCCAACGCCGGCAGCGAGGGCGAGTTCATCCGTCTGGTCGGTGAGTTCATCAACCGGGTATTTGCCCTCGACATGCTGCGGGTCGGCTGGAACGGCGTGAAAGCCGCTGACACCACCGATCCGGAGAAGAACCCGCTCGGTGAAGACGTCAACAAAGGCTGGCACCAACTGGCCCGAGAGTGGAACGAAGGCAGCCAGATCATCAAGGCCGAGGCCGGCAAGAAGATCCACTTCGACCCGGATGGCAAGGGTGATTACAAGACCCTGGACGAGATGGCCTCCGACCTCATCAACACCACCATCGATCCGCTGTTCCGCCAGGACCCGCGTCTGGTGGTGCTGGTCGGTACCGATCTGGTGGCCGCGGCCCAGGCCAAGCTCTACAGCGAAGCCACCAAGCCGAGCGAGCAGATCGCCGCCCAGAAGCTGGCCGAGTCCATCGCCGGGCGCCGCGCCTACATCCCGCCGTTCTTCCCGGGCAAACGGATGGTAGTCACGACCCTGGACAACCTGCACATCTACACGCAGCGCGGCACCCGCAACCGCAAGGCCGACGATAACCAGGACAAGAAGTGCTTCGATAACCAGTACTGGCGGATGGAAGGCTATGCCATCGGCGAGCACCTGGCCTATGGCGGCTTTGAAGAGGCCGACATCGAGATCGGCGCCGCGCCGGCAGCACCCGAGGCCTAATCCATGAGCTCACCCGGTCAACGCCACAAACAGCGCGTCCAAGCCATGCAGGGGGCTGCGCAAACCGCCAGCTCAGGCATGGCCACCGGCGCGGTGGCGGACAGCCTGCACCTGCAGATGATTGCCCTGGAACAGGACATCGTGCGTCTGCGCAAGCTGGCCCGCATTGGGGACCGGGTGAACATGAAACGCGACGAGCTGATGCCCAAATACCGCCCCTATGTGGAGCGCTATCTGGCCGCCGTCAGTGAGTCCGGCCAGCCCTACCAGAACGAGCTGTTTCAGCGCCTCATCATCTGGGCCTTCGATGTCGGGGATTTCGATGCTGGCATTGCCTGGGCGGATCTCGCCATCGCCCAGGGCCAACGTACCCCGAACAACATCAAGCGCGACTGGGCCCACTTTGTGGCCGACACCGTGCTGGAGTGGGCCGAGAAGCAAGCGGCCGAGGGGCATGCCGTCGAGCCCTGGTTCTCCCGGGTGTTAGACAAGGTGCGCAATGATTGGCGCCTCAACGAACGGCTGACCGCCAAGTGGTTCAAGGCGGCCGGTTGCTTGCTACTGCGTGACCACGACGGCCAACCTCGCCCCAGCGCCGTGGGGGACAGCGCCACCCTGGAGCAAGCCGACCACTGGCTGGCCCAGGCCGACAAGCTGCACAGCAAGGTGGGCGTCGGCACCTTGCGCCAAAAGATTGCCATGCGCCTGCGGGCGCTGAATCCGGAGCAATAAGACTCTCCGCGCCGTCGCACCCCGGCGCGAATGCCATGGACCGCCTCTGGCGAACCCAGCGGCAATTGCGTGGCTACAGGGGTGCACCTTTTCTCGCCGCGCCATCGGCGACCCGTACAACCGGGGCAGTGGTGTTCACATTGGCAAGCATCAACAGGGGTCCAGACATGTTTGCAGGCAAGGATATCGACTACAGCGCCGCCACTATCCGCAATGACGGGTTCTGGCCTGATGTGGCCGTGGCCGACTTCGAGCGCCGCCGCGCCCTGCCTGCTGACCTCGACCAACAAACCACCGGCGCCCGCCTGCTGGCCGCCGTCTCTGAAATCAACCTGCAACTGGCGATGCGTCAGGCCGCACTGATGGCCGAGGCTACGTCAGCGCCGCCGATGTGCCGGGGCCGAGCCTTGAGGGCGGCACTAATGCCCTGACCGAGCAGTATCTGGCCGCCGTGTTTGCCCGTGCCAAAGCAGCCTTGCTGCCAGAGTTCGCCAGCGTCACCGAACGGGCCGCAGCAAACAACCAGGTAGAGCGATCCCCAGACCAACGCGCCCAGCTGCTGGCCGAGAGTCAGCAACTGGTGCGCAGCATCAAGGGCAAGCGCCGTGCGGGGGTGTCCTTGATATGAGTGAAGGCATGAACGAACAGCAGGCCCAGGGCTATTTCCTCCACGCTCTCCACGCCGAGATCCAGCGGGTACTGCCAGCCAAGTGCCACAAGTCGCTGGATAGCTGGATGGAGAACGGCACCATCCGGCTGGAATCCAAGAACATGGGCCCCACCGGGGTAGATGTGGCATGGCTCACCTATCAGGCGGTGTTCACCGTCGAGCAACTGCCGTTTCGCGAGCTGGATCCGGCCATCGTGCTGGCCTCTGTGGCCGCCTGGGTGCAGGAGCATGACGAGTTTCGCGAGCAGTTCGGGCTGGCCGATCCCGAGTACGCCGTCACCCCGAACGATGAGAAGACCGCCGATCTCGAGATCCAGCTCGCCTTTACCGAGCCGCTGCGCCTGATCGAACACCCCAAGGGCCCCATCAACTGGATGGGCAAACGCTGGAACGTGGCCCCGTATGAAATCTGGGTGGCAGACCACATCGATATGAACGTCGGTGACACCGGCCATCACCAGATCGGTGACCCGTCATGATCACCATCACTCTCGACACCCAGCGCAGCAAGGACCAGCTGAACCTGCTGGCCCTGCCGCCAAAGAAGCGCCAGCGGCTGGTGTGGCGAGCAGCCAACGAGATGAAGAAGCTGGCCGCCCGCAACGTGCGCCAGCAGCAAGACCCCAACGGCAATGCCTGGGCCCCCCGCAAGCGGGGCAAACGCAAGATGCTGCGCGGCCTGCCACGGCTGCTGGTGATCCATGAGCCAAGCCAGGATGTGGCCGAGCTCGGGTTCAAGAAGGGGGCGATGAACGTTCATGCCGGGGTAGTCGCCAACACCCACCAGAAGGGGCACACCTACAAGGTGACTGCGGCCAGTCGGCGCCGTATCGCCTCCAGCGATGGCGGCAAGAACAAGCAAGCCAGCAAGGCGCAGGCCCGCAAGCTGCGGGAGCTGGGGTTCAAGCGTCCAGGCAAGCGCAAGCGGGCATACCGATCGGCATCGCTCGGCTGGATAACCGGCAATCTCAACTACGCGCAAGCGGGGTTGCTGATCAAGAAGCTCAAGGACGAGCCGGTGAAAGAGAGCTGGGAGATTGAGCTGCCAGCCCGTCCGTTCCTCGGCGCCAATACCAAGCAACGAGAGCAAGCCTTTGCCCGCGCCCTGCAAAGCATCAACTACGGCTGGGACGTCAACAAGCAAGAGATGAAGAGGAAATAACGCCATGTGGCCTTATGTACAGATCAACAACAAGAACCAGATGCAGGGGCCCGTGACGGAAGTCGAGCGTCACCTGCTGTTCATCGGTACCGCACCGACCAACACTGGCAAGCTGCTGTCTATCAACACCCAGAGCGACTTCGACAAGCTGCTGGGAGAGGCCGACAGCGAGCTGAAAACCAACCTGCAAGCCGCGATGGCCAACGCTGGCCAGAACTGGACGGCCGCCGCCTTTGTGCTGCCCACCGACATGGACTGGAAAGATGCCGTCCGTGAGGCCCAGAAAACCCAATCATTCGAGGGTTGTGTGGTTCTTGGTCAGGAGTGGGACGAGGAGAAAATCAACGCGGCCCACGCCCTCAACCAGGAGCTGATCGCAAAGTGGGGTCGATGGCAGTTCATGCTGCTGGTCGTGGCGGGCATCGTCACCACCGCAGAAGGTGGCCAGGACTGGAGCGAGTACGAGGCAAAGCTGGTCGCGCTGCAAGATGGCATCAAGGCGGAATCCGTCACCCTGCTGCCGCAGCTGTGGCCGAACCTCGCCGGGGCCTATGCCGGCCGCCTGTGCAACCGTGCCGTGAGCATCGCCGATACCCCTTGCCGGGTACAGACCGGCGCTTTGGTTGGGTTGGGTAACAAGCCCAAGGACAAAGAGGGCACAGAGCTGCCACTGGCCACCCTGCAAACCCTGGAGCAGAACCGCTATTCGGTGCCGATGTGGTACCCGGACTATGACGGCATCTACTGGGCCGATGGCCGCACTCTGGACGCCGAGGGCGGAGACTACCAGGTGATCGAAAACCTACGGGTGGTCTACAAGGTAGCCCGCCGGATGCGCCTGCGCGCCATTGCCCGCATCGGCGATCGCTCGTTCAACTCCACCCCGGGCAGCACCGCCGCCGCCATCCTCTACTTTGGCAAAGACCTGCGCACCATGGCCAAGGCAACCACCATCGATGGTAAGCCGTTCCCGGGCGATATCGCCTCCCCCAAGGATGGCGATATCAACATCCAGTGGATCGATAAAAACCACGTCTCCATCTACGTGAAAGTCCGCACCGTGGACTGCCCCAAGGGCATCGATATCAACATCATGCTCGATTTGAGCCTCAACAACGGGGAGGGCTAACCCATGACCAGACGCATTTCAGGCCAGAGCTTCGATACCGAACTGATGGGCGCCATGGTGCACGTCGAGAAAGCCAGCCTCTCCATCACCGACAACAGCGCCGTGGCCCAGACCCGTGGCATTCCTGACGGCTATGTAGATGGAGATGTGGCCGCAGAGCTGGAGTTCGAGCTCGATGCCAAGAACTTCACCCTGCTGAGCGATGCGGCCAAGCGGGCCGGTAGCTGGCGCGGGATGAAGCCTGACGATGTGCTGTTCTACGCCGACACCGGCGACGAACAGATGAAGGTGGAAGCCTTCGGCGTGAAGCTGCAGATCTCTGACCTGCTGGATGTAGACCCCAAGGGGGGCAGCAAGGGGGTGCACAAGATCAAGGGTTTCGTCACCTCCCCCGACTTCGTTCACATCAATGGCGTGCCGTACCTCTCCGAAGACGACACCCGCCACATGAAGGGCTAACGGATGGATCTGATCGACCGTGCCACCCAACACGCCGAGCGGATGCTGGCGGCCCAGCTGGATAACCAGCTCGGCCGCAGTCACCACCAGGGCGAGAGCCTGCACCACTGCGATGAGTGCGGCGACCCGATACCGGAAGCGCGCCGCCTGCATGTGCCGGGTGTGCGCCTGTGCGTCAGCTGCAAGAGCCGCGCAGAACGGCGCGGGCAATAACGAGAACGGGATATGAACCCTATGCCAAACAAAGACCCCACCCTCTGGGCCGCCCTGCTGGCCTGGTTGATGGATAACTGGCCCGCCGTTTCCGGGGCTCTGCTGGCGTTGAGCATTTCATTTATGCGCATCACCTATGACGGCGGCAGCGGGCGCCGCCGCCTGATCGAATCAACCATGTGCGGCCTGATCACCTTGGCCGCCGCATCCGGTACCACCCTGCTCGGCGTCCCCTATGAGGCGGCCCCGTTTATCGGCGGTGTGGTGGGACTGCTCGGGGTAGACATCATCCGCGAGCGGGCCAAGTTGGTGTTCAACAAGAAGGGAGACAGCAATGCCGCGCAGTAACTGCCACCCGCAGGTGGCCGCCTTTCTCGACATGATCGCCTTTTCAGAAGGCACAAAGGGCCGGGGCGATGACGGTTACAACAAGCTGGTTAATCCGGCGGGGTTCTTCACCGACTACCGCACCCATCCGAACGTGCTGGTGCAGGTAAATCCAACCCTGAAAAGCACCGCTGCGGGCCGCTATCAGCACCTGTCAAAGCACTGGGCCCACTACCGCGATCAGCTCGGCCTGCCGGACTTTGGCCCCGAGTCGCAAGATGCCTGGGCTATCCAGCTTATTCGCGAGCGCAAGGCGCTGGATGATGTGCTCAAGGGCCGTATCCCCCAAGCGGTGGCCAAGTGCGCCAACATCTGGGCCAGCCTGCCGGGCGCCGGTTATGGCCAGCGCGAACACAAGCTGGCTGATCTGCTGGCCAAATTCACCGAGTTCGGCGGGGTGCTGGCATGAGCACGCTCATCCGGTTCCTGCCGACCATCATCGGGTTTGTCCTTGGCACCCTGTTGTTTACCCAAGGCGAACGGCTCACGCAGCGCACCAAGGAGCTGACCAGCGCCAACGACACCATCAACATCCTGCAGGCAGTCAACAACCAGCAAGCGACCGCCTTTCAGGAACTGCTGATGCAGGCAAAGGGCTTACGCCTGCTGCTGAGCGACCAGAACGCGGCCTTGGCCGAGCTAGACAACCAGAACAGGAATACCGCCAATGAACTGCAAGATGCGTTGGCCACGCCACAGGCGGGGCGCCCGGACTGTGCTCGCGAGCCTCTGCCTAGCGGTGCTTTGCGCCTGCTCCAGCCAGCCCACCACAGTGGTGCAAACCAAGGTGGTGAAGCGGCTACCGCCGCCGGGGCTGGTACCACACTGCCCGGAACCTGACTTTACGGGGACCACCTACGGCGAGGCCGTGCGGTTCATCCCCACCCTGCAGACGGCACTGCGCCGCTGCCAAACCCAGATCAACACCCTGAACCATTGGATTGAACAAGAGGAAACAACCCCATGAGCACACCGATCATCACCCTGGACGTCGCCGGCAAAGAACTGAAGTTCGCCCCCACCATGGTGGCCTACAACAGCTTCATCAACGACATGATGCCCAACGACAAGGTGGCACCGGCCCACAACTACGTGAAGAAGATCGTCTGCGCCGAGAGCAAAGAGGCGCTCGATGAGCTGCTCAAACGCCCCAGTGCCGCCCTGCAGCTGGCTGGCGCCATCAACAAGGAGTTCGCGCCAGAGCTGGAAATCACCGTAAAAAACTGACGGCGCGACGCCGAGGCCATCGAGCGCAACCAACTGGAGCAGGTGCTGGCGCTGCGGCGCTACTACCTGCCCCATGAGGATGACGACCTAGACAGCCTGGCCCGCGCCTTGTGGATAGACAAACACCAGCAAGAGTCCAACGCCGCCACAGTGGCCGAGGGCATCGCCAAAGCACTGAACGGATAAGAGACCCCTATGGCTTGGATGGAAAAATTGATGATGCAGGTGGCATTGGTTGACCAGGTCACCAAGCCCCTTGCCGGCATCAATGCCCAGATGAACAAGGTCACCAAGGCTGGCCGTCAGGGCTGGAGCAACATGGCCATGGGGGCCACTACTGTGGCCGGCGGCGTGATGGCGATCCAGGGTGCCCTGGGCCCGGCCATCGAAATGGACAGGGCCTTGGCCGAGGTGGCATCACTGGATGTGCAAAAGGAGGTGCTCGGCGCACTGGGGCGCGAGGCCCTGAAACTCTCCATCCAGTATGGTGAGTCGGCCACCGAGATCGTGCGTTCCTCCTACGATATCCAATCCGCGATCGCCGGGCTGGAAGGAAACGAGCTGCCAGCCTTCACCCGCGCATCCACCACCCTGGCCAAAGCCACCAAGGCAGACACCGCCACCATCACCAACTACATGGGCACCATGTACGGCATCTTCGAGCAGCAGGCCAAGCAGATGGGCAAGGCCAACTGGGTCGAAGATGTGGCCGGCAAGACGGCGCTGGCGGTGCAACTGTTCAAGACCACCGGTCAGGGCATGGCCGATGCCTTTGGGGCAATAGGGGCCAACGCCACCGCCGCCGGGATCTCGATGGATGAGCAGTTCGCCGTGCTCGGCCAGCTGCAGGCCACCATGAGCGGCGGCGAGGCGGGGACTAAGTTCAAGGCCTTTCTGGCCGGGGTAGGTGGCGCTCAGAAGGCGCTCGGCCTCAAGTTCACCGACGCTGCGGGCAACATGCTGCCGGTCCTCACCATCATGGACAAGCTCAAGGCCAAATATGGCGAGACCATGAGCGTGGCCGAGGGGGACGAGCTCAAGAAGGCCTTCGGATCGGACGAGGCGGTGGCCATGATCAAACTGTTGATGACCAACACCAAAGGGCTGGCCACCAACATCAACGCCTTGGCCAACACCCACGGCATGGGCAAGGCCGAGCAGATGGCCGCCGCCATGACTGATCAGTGGGAACGGGTGACGCAAGCCTGGTTCGCCATCCGGGCGGCCGCCTTCGGGGTGGTGTTGCCGGCTATCAATGCCGTGGTAGGCGTCTTTGCTGATGGCGCCAACGATGTGCTGCGCTGGACTCACATCTTCCCGAACCTAACCAAGGTGATCAGCTATGCCATGTTGACCATCGTTGGCCTAAGCATGGTCACCGGGGCGTGGATGCTGGTTGCCGGCCTGGCCAAGCTGGCCACCTTGGGGCTGGGCATCGCCTGGAGCATCATCATGGCGCCGCTCAACCTGCTCAAAGCAGGGCTGGTTGCCTTTCGCGCCATCATGCTGGCGGTCAATATCGCCATGTACGCCAACCCTATCGGCCTTATCGTGGCTGGCATAGTGCTGCTGATCGGTGCGGTGGCCGCGGTCATCTACTACTGGGACGACCTGAAAAAGACGTTCTCTGACTGGGGCGTGTTCCAGTTGCTCGGCAAGTCCATCGACTGGCTGATCGACAAGCTGAACATGATCCCGGGCGTCAACATCGAAGCGGGCTCGATGCCTGATCTCAATCTGCCGAACCCTGCCAACATCAACGCCCCGCTTGCTCGCTATCGCGAAGGGGGCAGCAGCATACCGTCAGGTGGGATTGGCCAGCAGCTGATCCAGGCCAATGCCGCAGCCACCACTGCCAACCAGAAACCGTCCAAGGTGTTGCACATCGGCGAGGTTCACATGACCAGCCAGAACCCGATGACCCCTGAGCAGATGGCCGAGAACGCATGGCTGGAGACCCCGTGATGAGTGATGCCAAGTACATCGATATCTGGGTGGTAGACGGGGCGTGGCAGCTGGATGCCGGTGGCCAACCCCGTTACACCCAAGACCGCCACAGCATCGGTCAGGACATCAAGCACCGGATCATGGAGTCAGGGCTGGCCAGCAAGCTGATCGGCGAGCGCAGCCCAACCCTGCGCGCCGATGCGATGACCGAAATCGAGCTACTGGTCGAGAACGACACCAGGCTGATCCCTGGCACCATCGTGATCAGCGAAGAGGCCACCGACCGCATCCTGGTCACCGCCCGCACTTATGAATTTGGCGATCTGGAGGTAACCCTGTGAACCTGCGCCCAACCGTGGATTTTATGGCCCTGCTGGCAAAAAGCGGGGTACCGACAACCGAAGAGGCCATGGAGGTCGAGCTCAAGAAGGAGGTGGAGGCCGCCGGTTCGCTCATCACCAACGACAGCGATGTGAGCCCGTTCTGGCGGCTGGTGCGCGCCGTGGTCATCACTCCGGCGCTGTGGCTGATCCGTATCCTGCTGGCGGGCCATGTGCTGCCGGCCAGCTTTGCCGCCACGGCGACCGACAGTTATCTGGATCTCAAGGCGTGGGATGTGGACTTGACCCGCAAGCCTGCCCAAAAGACCAGGGGAATCGTCAACTTCACCAAGGTGAATCCGGCAGAGGCAACCACGATCCCGGATGATGTGTGGGTCACCACCGAGCGCATCAACGGCACCATATACCGCGTCAAGCCGGTGCAGGCGGTGGTGAGCCTGCGGGTGAAGCGGTGGCGCGGGTCGTCTGCGAGGCCGAGTTCGCAGGGGTGGCATGGAATCTGGCCCCCGGATATTACAACCTACTGAGCAAGCCGATCACCGGCATCCTGTCCGCGCGAAACTCCGAGAAGGAGTGGATCACCACCCAGGGCGCCGATGCAGAGAGCAATGACGCTCTGGGCCTGCGTATCAAGAACCAGTTCTCGGCCGTGGGTCGCTATCACATTGATGCCATTTACCGCTCCATGCTGGCCAGCGTGGCGGGCATTCGCGCCGATCACATCTTCTTCGAGCACGATGCACCGCGGGGGCCGGGTACCGCCAACGCCTTCATCCTGCTGGAGGTGGGTACCACTCCCGTCAGCTTGATCGAAAAGCTCAACGACTACGTGAACAACCAGGGCAATCACGGCCACGGGGATGATCTACAGGTGATGGCCATTCCGGAAACCGAGCACTCCCTGCACCTTGAGCTGTGGCCGGTCGAGAACTTGGCCGCTGAGCAGCGGCTGGCGCTGGTCAGCGAGGTGAAGCTGCTGATCCAGGCGGCATTCCGGCAATCAGCCGACTACCCGGCAGTGACCCGCACATGGCCACAGTCCCGCTTTTCACTGAGCCAGCTGGGCCGCGAGCTCCATCAGGCATTCCCAGAGATCAAGAGCATGCACTTCACCGAACTGGATATCGTCTCTGGTCTCGAGATCCCGCGCTTGGCCACCATCGAGGTGACGCTCAATGACTAAAGCCAAAGAACTCAATCACCAGGAACTGGCGCCAGAGCTGCCGGAGAGTAAGGCGCCGTGGTGGGAGGATGGCAAGACCATCGCTGATGGGGTACAGGAACCAGCTTTCTTGGCCAAGGGCATCATGGCGTTCTGGTGCCGGATGCGTGGCTGGCTGTTGCAGCCGTTGGCGCAACAAGACCCGCTGACCTGTTCAGAGGCCATGCTGGCGTTGCTGGCATGGGAACGCGATATCACCCGCTTCAAGGGGGAGCCGCTCGCCCTGTTCCGCAAGCGCGTCAAGTTCGCCTTTATCAACGCTCAGGACTCGGGAGAGGTGGCGGGCTTCAAGCGCATTTTTGAACGTCTTGGCATCGGTTGGTGCGAACTGCACGAACGCCAGGACGGTACCCCGTGGGACGTTATCACCATCGAGGTGGCTGACAGCGCCCTGACACAAAACCAGCAACTGATGGAAACCCTGATCCAGCACTACGGCCGCACCTGCCGCCGCTACCGCTTCCAGGTGCTCTATCCGGCGATGGGATATCTGCATGCCGGCCGTATTGACATGGGCCATCAGGTGTTCGCCGCCACCCTCAATAAACCAGCCTGCAAGGGTTACCTGCGCGCCGGTCAAATCCATTTCATTCAACACGTTTTTGGGGCCACCCTGCCCCGCAAGGAGTCCTGATGAGCCAGGTCATTACCAACGCATTCGAACAATATTGGCAGTCTTGCTTGGCCGCAGAGAAACCGGTCGTGCTGGATGAGTTTATCCTGGCTGATATCCCCAATCTGGATATCACCTCCCCCATTGATCCGGAGACCGGCCTGCCGCCGGAAAGCCAGATCGTGCATCGCCAGAACGTGGACCAGCGCGGCCGCATCAACAACAACGCTGTGGCCTACACCATCGTGATGGATACCACGGTCGGCGACTTCTCGTTCAACGCCATGTACCTGCGCAACAAGCAGAACGGCGTGATCGGGATGATTGTCTACAAAGGGCGCGAGACCAAGCTAAAGACCGACCAGACCACCGGCCAGACCGGCAACTCCCTGGTCAAGTCGATGCTGATGGGTTACGACCAGGCCGCCGAGGCCACCCTCACCCATGTGGATGCAGGAACGTGGCAGATTGACTATGCCGCCCGCCTGCGCGGGATGGATGAAGATATCCGCCAGCTGCAGGCCGATCTCTATGGCCATCACACCTTTGTCGGTGACGGCTTCAAGGTTGTCGAGCAGGACGGAACCTATCAGGTCACCAAGGGCGTGGCCATCATCGGAGGCCTGCGGGTCGAGCTGAAAGCGCCGGAGGTAATCCACCCGGGCACCAAGCCGATCGGCGTATGGGTCGATGCGTATCGCGCCGGTTCGCTGCTCTCCGAACACCAGAACCACTTCAACATCATCACCAGCGTGGCAGATCTGACCGACCATGTGGACAGCAACGGCTATCAGCACTATGTGGCAAAGCTGGCCACCGTGCAGGTAGATGGAACCATCGAGGATGGCCGGGGAAGGGCAGACAGTGGCAGCGGCGGTGCAGGCGCCATCCCTGACACCTTCGCCCTCTGGAAGCGCTCGATGGCCGAGGCTGGGTATGACCTGATTGGCCAGTTCGGCACCGAGATGACCATCGAGACAGCCGAGCAGGTGGTGCTGAGCAAAAGTGGGTCAGAAGTTTATGCGTGGACTGGGGAGTTACCTAAATATGTTCCTAGCGATGCAACACTGGAAGGTTTGGAGGGAACAGGGCAGTGGATTGAAAAAAGCGGCGATACGCTCCGTGGACAAGTTGCGCAGAAATCTGGAGCTTCCATTATTGGTTACTCTGGTTCGGAACAATCCGTAGAGAAAGCACTAAATTCTCTTTATGCCATTAAGGCATTAATTGGGGAGCGTGCCATAACCAAGTTAATTCCTTCTGACTACCCAACTCTTCAAGATGCTGTTGATGCATTGCAGAAGCTATACGTTATGGGTAACGGTGTTGCTATTGAGTTGAGAATTGAAGCTGGTCATAAATTAACTCATGGGCTACTTGTTCAGGATGGTGACTTTTCAAAATTCATCATAACATCTGTAGATTCAATGGTGAAATTGAGCACATCGTTTATTGGTGTTGACACTATTGATGGCCCTAAGGCTAATAGTTCAAATGGTATAATTACCGGTATGAGAGCTCGCATGCCAATATTATCATGCATTATTGATGCAGATGGTAAAGCAAAAAATGGATACTTCGCGTTCATGTCCTCTACTGGATGGCTTAACCGACCACCTTCTGTATCAGGTGAATCACCGGAATCTCCGCCAATAGCAGGTGTCATAAACTGTGCATACTTCAACATCAGAGCCCGTGAGGGCTCGACGGTATACGCAGAGAATACCGTCGGTTATGGTGCAGGAATTAATGGCTATTATGCAAATCGTGTGGGAACTATCCATGCAGAGTTTTCTGATGCGCATGGGTGTGGTCAAAGCGGCTTCATAGCGAACCGTGTCTCTAAAATTGTGGCTGACTCTGGTAATGCTACTGGCTGTAAAGTTGGAGTACAAGCACTGAGGTCATCCACTATAAGTGCAGAACTAGCTGACGCAACAGGGTGCAAGATCGGATTCTTCAGCTCTTATGGCTGCACAATTACAGCATCGCAATCGAAAGCTGATAATGCAGTTTTCGAAGCAGGGCTTGAGTACAGTGGTAGCGGGTATGTCGCCATACGAGCAGGAACGCTTTACGCTCAAGACGGGTCTGCAAAGAGCTGTGCAGGGTGGGGGGCCATTGCCGATGATGGAGGTATTCTTGAGCTTAGAGGGGCCGATGTCAGCCTTTCAATAGTTGGGCTTCTAGCTAGGTTCAATTCTAGCGTGTCAGCACAATCACTGACCGCCACTGGATGCCCATCTACCGCAATTGATGTTGCAGGAAGCAGAGTAGACGTTACGTCAATGGTTTCGTCAGAACCAGGAATTGGAATTAGAGCTAGATTTTCCAGCCAAGTTAATGCCCTCAATGCAAATATATCAGGAGCTATAACATACGGTATGTTTGCTGATGCAGGTAGCAATATATGTGGGCACGGTGCATCGGTGAAAGGCAGTGGGACAAAAGACCTGAGAATTCAAAGTGGGTCATTTATTGTTGCTAGTTTCATGGAAACCACACACTCTGTTAATTCATCGCCAATTATAGGCGACACAAATATCACAGCATTCAATGCAATGAGCGCCAGCGGAGCAATATTCGTTAATTAAATAATGACATAACACGCTAATCAATGATGTATATGCTCGCGTATAAGTTAAAAATGTGATTCATTTGATGTTTCACTAGTAGATAAAGGTGAATATAGTAATGTGGTCTGATAAAGATGTGCTACCCAAGCTATTTATTAATAAGTTACTGACATCATGTTATTTACTATCAGTTACACAGCTTGTTCATAGCATAGGACAGGAGGAGGGTAACCAGAATGGTATGACCGCAAATAATGCAATAAAGGTCATGGCCGCCAAACTGCACGATGGTGCTGATCCCCATCTTCCTGCAGGCCAGCTCCATGCCGTGGCTTGGCTGGTAACCGCAACCAGCGAACAGGAACTGGCCGCCAAACTGACCGAGGTGTGCGCTGTGCTGCCTTTGCCTGAGTGGTGCGCCACACTGCACCGCCTGACAGCAGAAAACAACCTGATGGCGCAACCAGCGGCGGCCATGGTGCCACGCTGGAAGGCGGGCGACCCGCTGATCTGGGATCCGCTGCGCCGTCACCTGCAGGTCTCTGCCGCTCACTCAGCCTTGCAGCAGAGCGAGGATAATTCGCCATCACCGGACGCCACCCGTGCCAAGCTGGCCGCTTTGACCAACAAGCGCACCGCCCGCATCGCAGAACTGGACGCCGAGCTGGCCACCAAGCCGAGCTTGGCTGGCAAGATGTGGGGCTGGCACGGATATGGCGATCCGGCGAGCCTTGCCGCCCTGTTACTGGGAAGCGATCACCATGACCACAGCCACGCTGTTGGCGCCATGCTGCTCTCACAAGAGCCGCTCACCTATTGGCAGGAGTTAACCAAATGAGCCGGACAGCCATGCTCACCCTGGACGGTGAGCCCATCGTGATGAAGTCGATGCGGATCTCGGCATCGATGCAGTTTCAGGACAAGGACAACAGCGGCCAAACCAGCTCGACAAGCAGCTCGGAGCAGGGGGAGAAGGCCAAGGAGCTCGATGTATCTGGTTTGGTGCCGTTCAACGATGAGAAGACCCTGAACAGGCTGTTTGAGCTGGCCGCCGCCAAGCAAGACGGCGGCCAGCGCCATATCTATCGGGTAGGGTCGCTGCTGGCCAAAGGCGTGAAGGTGCGCCAGGCCAAGTTCGCGGGGCGCATCACCGCCAGCGAGCAGGAGGGGCTGCTGGCGTGGCAGGTGCAATTCACCTTGCGCGAACATAACTCGGTACCGGAGAAGCGCGAGCAGCGCCAGCCAAAGCCAAAAGTGACTGTCGGGCAGGGAGCCGAGAACGCATCGACAGCCAATACAGCCAGCCCAACCGCCGCCACTACAGAGCAAGAGCAGTTGAGCTCCTGGGAAAGGATGGTCAAGGGGCTGGATGACAAGCTGGGAGATGTAATGGCGTGAAACTTGCGACCAATATGACGATAGGTGGCGAGCAGCGTCACCTGGTAGACCATGACATGGTGCTGGACTTGTCAGCAGGTGGCCGCGCCTCGATGACCATTGAAGGAGCTGCGAGCAAGGGGCAGGTGATGACCGTGGACATTGGCTATAACAACCAGTTGCGCCGCTGGTTCACCGGCTATGTCTATGATGTGCAACCAGCCGCCAACGGAGCCAGCAAGCTGATGTGCCGTGAACTGGCGGGGGTATTGGGTAGCCGGTTCCCTATCAGCATCCAGCATCCAACCCTGCGCAGTGTGCTGGCGTGGTTGTCTGAGCAAACCAGCCTCACCTTCCTACTGCCTGATGGGGTGGACTACACCGACACCCAGATCCCCAACTTCACCAGCGCGGGCACCGGTTATCAGTTGCTGAACAACGCGGGCCGCGCCTTCTCGGTACCGGATTTCATCTGGCATCAACAGCCGGATGGTTCCATCTTCGTGGGCAGTCATGCCCATAGCCGTTGGGCGGGTCGGCCGATCGAGCTTGATCCGGCCTTCTCTGCTCGTCAGGCTGGCAACACCATTACCACCGCGCCGATCCCGGCCATGCGCCCAGGGGCCATCGTCAACGGTCAGCGGGTGGTGAGGGTGCGCCTCAAGGGTGATGAGATGACGCTCACCACCGCAACCCCGGATAAGCCGGTCAAGTCGCCGGAGCGCCGCAAGATGGAGGGGGAGTTCCCAGAGCTGGCAGACAAGATGCACCTGCCAAAGTTCGGCCGGGTCGATGCCATCAGCGACAGGGCGGCCGCTGGCCAGCTCAATGATCCATTCCGCCCGCGCTATGCGGTGGATGTGCAACTGCTGGGCGAGGATGGCAAGCCGGATGAACTGACGCCGCTCTATCGCGCCGTGCCGCTGCCGGTGATGTTCGGCGGGCCTGAACAGGGGTTGCTGCAGTTCCCTGTCGAGGGGACGCTGGTCGAGCTGGGGTTTGCCTTCGGTCGCGCCGATCGCCCCTTTATCCGTACTATCCTGGGCACTGGCTGGCCGCTGCCGGATATCGAGCCGGGCGAGCAGTTGCAACAGCAACGGGCCGAGGTGTTCAGTCGAACCGATACCGTGGGCAACCAAACCCGCCACACCGACCGCCGCCAGCACGACAAGGCGCTGCGGATGATCCGCGAGGCGGACGATTACCTGGGCGAGTTCGGCCAGCACCAGCTGACTGTCTTGGCCAATAGCGTGGAAGAGATCGGGGCCATGAAGCGTATCGAGGCGCTCGGGGATATCGAGCTGCTGACAGCCGAGGATATGATCCTGGGCAGCGCTGGCAACATGAGCACCACCACCGGCGGCAATCTGGAAGAGGATATCGCGCTGGTTCGCCGGGCACTGGCAGGTGAGCTCCAGCACTTCGAGGCGCCAAAGTCGTGGATGGGTACCGAGGGAACCAACATATTCCGCCTGCTCAACCAGCTGATGAACGTGGTGCAGCAACTGGCCGCCACCGCCGCGAGCCACAACCACGGCGGGCCAGGGCCAACCAATGCCGAGACATTCACCGGCCAGAGCCAGCAAGCTGGGCAACTGGCCGGCACCCTCGCCCCCATCATCGAGTAACCCACCCAGCAACCAAGCAAAGAAGGCCCCGTATCTGCGGGGCCTTCTTCTATCTGCCTGACAGCGCCTGAGCATGGCCAGGGAAGGGCGCCGCATGTTAGGGGCGCTATCAGGCAGGCGCACAGCATACGTGAAGCACAGGGCCGCGCACAGCCGCCAGCGCGTGGCGGAGAAGCCCACGGCGGCGTCTGCGTCACGGAATCCGCGCTCTTCCGCTCCCGCCTGCGGGCTTCACCAAGAAAATTTTTTGCAAAAGTAGATTACCGCAAAACCATATGCCCAAACCGCGCCAGATAAAGGATCTGCTGGGCGTTGAGGATCTGCAAAGAAGGAGCTTTTTTGTAGGGTTTTACAGTTTTAGAGGGCACGAACGGGAATGAGGAACAATGTAAGCCATTGAAAAAACTGATCTATAATCACTTTCCGTCAATCTGTGAGGCGCAACAATGGATCCGGTGGGGCAACAGGGGGAAAAGTGTAAAGCCTTATGAGGCAAGGCTGAACAAGGTGTTTTAGCAAGGATCTAAAATTTCCTGAATGACAATATTCTTATCTACAGCAGGAATGGACGGTGTTCGTGAAATGTAAAAAAACGACTCATCCAGTTAGGCGGAAACCGCCTACAAATCTTGACGAAATCGTCATTTCATTATAGTGTTCTAGTCGAAAGCGCAAAGTCGGTGGCCAGTTGGGGCAATGACCGATAGAGGAACCCCGGAATGTCCAACTGCATTGTGAGGGTGAGACCTTTCCTCACCAGCTTGGGTGAGTACAAAGTACAAGCAGAATGAAAGATTCAAAATTGAGGCAACCATAGGTTGCCTCTTTTCATTTATGGCGAGCATACACTAGCTTGCCATGTCTATGTTTGTTCATCGATTTTGCTTCACTTTGCATGAAGTTCCACAAGATCTTGTCTGGTGTAATTGTGGCCACAACGAGCATCATGTTGCGCTCTTCGAAGGTACCTATGAAGGCATGCCGGTAGCTTCCATCATCATAAGCGACCTCCCAAACCTCAAAGGGGCTCTGCAGGGTTGCGATAGCATGATTTACATAACGCTCTCGGGCATGTGGCCTTTTCTCGACAATGTGTGGCAGAGAATCTCGACAAACCTGAATATCCCCGACTGGCGTAGCCATCGTCACGGATGCCTCGTTGTCAACAAAACCAAACTTACTTACCAACACCGCAACTGCGTCTTCTTGAGTAGCAGCCGGTGGTTCTTGCTGAATGGCAGGAAGCCTCTTCTCTACCCCAAGGCTCTTTAAGTCTTCCAACTCCAT